GTATATCTTTCATATCAGTATGATTATTATTTAAAAACTTAATATAATTATCAACAAAATCACTTTTTTTTGAAGAAGGCATTGAATTAAATGTAAGTTTCTTAAAATATAGATATATATTTAATTAAATAATTTTTTTTTATTATATCTTATTTTTTTTGTATTATCGATATCATTATCAATGTCTTGTAATCCCTCATTATAATTGTATTGAATAGTTGGAACTTCATTAATAACTGGAATATAATTCATTAAGATATTTAAACCATTATCATTTGAATTATAATTATATGTTTGAACATTTTTTTGTTTTTCTTCTGTATCACCATTTAATTCTTGTTTAATATGTTTAAACATATCCATACTAACTTCATTTACTTTTTTTATAAGAATTACTTCTTCATCATTCCAAACTCTTGCAACATTTTTTTTTGATAAATAAACTAATATAATTGTTGTACCCCATAATAATCCTAATCTTTCTTGTTTAAATTTTTTACTATAATTATACATAAACAACTCGAAAGCAACCATTCCAATATCCTCTTTAGATAATATTTTAATAACTCCCCATAAAAACCAAATACTATCATTATCACTGTGGTAAAATTTAGTTTCAAATTTATAAGTTTTTCGGGATAAATAATCAAAAATATCTCTTAATTTATTGCTCATCATAATTAAATCATCTTGATCATCGTATGAAATATTATTACAAGCATTAATCATATTTGTTACACCCGATATTATTAATTTTGCTAAATCATATGTTTCGCTATTGTTAGGTGGTAAAACATTATCATATTTTGTTATTATTTCATAATTAATATTTTTATCACTATTATCAAAAATATCTACTATTTTTTCTCTTAATTTTTGCAATGTTAATACTCCAGATTTTGATATTGGATTTTTAATATAAATATCACATACTATACACAATTTTGTTAATAATATATAAATATTTTTAATTACAAATTTATCTGATTTAATAAATTCGTATGTTTCTTCTAATACATCAATCCATAGTCTTACATCAACAATTGATATATATGTTCCTATATAACTACATATTGAAATAAATGTATTTTCTATAAATTCAATATTTTTACCATTTGAATCTTCAATAACAAGTTTTGTTACAAGATAAATACTTTCTTTTATTTTTCCTTTATAAATATTACTATATAACGAATTATTATCCATCAAGATATATATATATAACTTATTTAATTATATACAATTTTTACATAAATGTTTATCTTCGATATTATTGATAGTATCCAATTCGTCATATTTTAATTCTTGTGAACATTTTTCACATTTACAACAATTCATACATTTTAATATTTTTCTATATATATATTCTTTTTTACAACTACAATTTTCGTATATACTTCTTGGCATCACACCATATTCTTTATAATAATCATTAATATATCCATAAGTACCCATATTTTGACATTTATTACATTCATTTAAATATGAATATGCTAGTATTCTTTCAATATTTATTTTATTATTACATTTACTACAAATATTATTATTAATATTTTTTAAATATTTGGGGTAATATTCATCCATTATCATTAATTATTATTTTTTTTTTATATAAAAATTGTTTTCATTATATAAAAAATGATAAATATTATTAATTATATTATTTATTACAATTATGTCAAAAATATATTATGATTTTGATAAAGGTTATATTATAAATAAAAAAACCGAAACTCTCTAAAAATTTATTAAATGCAAATTATGATAAGAAAAAAAAAATTAATAATATTGATAAATATTTACATAGTATTCATAAAACTGATACATATTATGAAGATTTATACAATAATTTACATATATCATATAATTTAGAATATAAAAATGATAATATTATATCGAAATTATCTTATACAGAAAAAATAAAAAAATGGAAAGAATTAATAAATAAATAATTTTACAAAAATATACTAAACAGTATAATTAATATAAACATAACTACAAAGAATCCTATTATTAAACCTACAATAAAAGGCGAATGAGCGTTTTCATTATTATATGTATTAATTGCTCTTCTTCTTCTAGAATTATTAAATTCAATATTAAATGAATCCGTATTAAACAAATTCATAACCTAAATTAATTGAAAGATATTATAATTTTTCTATTTATTATAGAAATTAAGTACATCTTTATTTATTATTAATGCATTTTCATTTAAATTAATTAATTTAATATTATTCAATGTTTTTGCTCGCGATATAGCAGTATAAAATTGCCCAGGTGCAAAATTATTATTACTTCCATCTATTTCAATATAGTCTAATGTTGAACCTTGTGATTTATGAACTGTTATTGCATATGCTAATGTCAATGGAAGAAATTTTACAAATTTATTAAATGATTTATCCTCTTTATAATAATCTATTTTATATGTGTTATCATAATCATCTTTAATTATTACATAACTATTAGTCAAATTTATAATTTTTCCTTTTTTACCATTAACTAGTTCCTTTTCTATATTAATATTTCTTGTTATCATTACTTCTGCTCCTTTTATTAAAGAAACTTCATATTCATCTTTATTTATATATTTATCATTGCTAATAATACAATATTTATATACATGTGATATATTATAATTTTCTATTGTAATTTCGTTATGTGGAAGACATTCTATAGTATTATTTTGAATAAATTTTTCAATTTCATTTTTTTTCAATTTATTATTTTTCCTTATTAATTTATTAAAATAATAATTATTTATATCATTAACATCTTTTTTCAAACAATATATTTTAGTTGGAATGATTTTTGAAAAATCAGTTTCGTTTAATTTTTTTAATGCATTATAATTTGTTTCTGTTATTTTGCCTTTTCGTATATTATTTAATAATTTTTGAAATAATATATCGTCTTTTTGTCTCATTGGTTCATTTAACTCAACAGTTGTCATATTTATTATATTCCATAATTTTGATTTAAAACAATATTCACCATCCATTGGAGGTAATTGATAAAAATCACCGATTAATATTAATCTAATATCACCAAATGGTTTATCATTATTTTTAATTTTTGATAATAATTTCGATACTTTTTCAAAAAATTTGTCATTCATCATTGATATTTCATCAATAATTAGTGTATCTAAATTTTTTAATTCATTAAATTTTTTTTTATTTTTATCTTTAATTTTATCATATAAATTATCTACTTTATCATTTCCTAAACCTATACCTAAAAATGAATGTAAAGTCTGTCCTTTGATTAAAATTGCAGCACAACCTGTCATTGCTGTTAATCCATAATTATTTTCAATTTCATCAAAATATTTAATTATATTTTTTAAAGTATATGATTTACCAACACCTGGGGGTCCTGTTAAAAATAATGACTTACCAGATTTAATAATATCAATTGCATATAATTGTAAAATATTAAGCATTATGTTATTTATATAATATATAATTCATTTTTTTTATTTTTAAAAAAGTACATATATGAGAAAATTATTTTATTTTAATAAATGTTTTATTTTTTAAGAATTTATACGAATATGTACTTTTTTATATTATAAAAAAATGATTGTCGTTTGTCAATACTATATTATACAACAATGCTTTCCAAACAGTTTATCGTATTTCAGTTTGTAATTATTCTAGAAACTACAAATGCTATAATGATAAAGATGAATAGGGGTAGTTCTTGTCGTCATCATATTCAAAATGAAAGAGATGATGCAATAAATAAATATAATAATTTAGATAAATTAAAAGAATTTGTTACTTTAAATAGTTGTCCCGTAAGTAATGAATTTAATTATGAAAATATTATGTTAGACACATTGAAAATTAAATATGATAAGTGTACAAAAAATTATTATAGAACTAAATATAATTCTACATGTTTGCATTGTCCTGAAGGTTTTGTATCAAACGAAGGAAGTATAATATGTAAAAAAGGAAAAAAACAGAACTTATTAATAGTAAATATTGTCCAAAAGGAACTATTCTAGGAAATAATCCTTATGCGGAATATGGAGATAGTTGTTTAAAATGTGATATTAATAAAAAACAATATATACCTCATGAAAATATTGAAAATGAATGTTTAATTTGTCCAAGTGGTTTAGTTATTAAAAACAATTTGTGTATCAAATGTCAAATTGGTTATTACGAAACAAATAATAAATGTATAGAATGTGATGCTGGTACTTATAATAATATTGAAGGTTCAAAAACTTGTAATAAGTGCAATAATGAAAGGTCATTAGCATATTATAGCAGTGGTGGTATTAATTGTGACGACAGTTATCTATTTGATATATCAAAAAAAGAAAATGAAATAGTAGATATTAAAAAAATATCTGAACCAGTTATTTATTCGTTGCAAATTGTTTCAGGTATGATTTATAGTAATAGAAAAATGATAATGGAAACTACTTCAAAATTAACTATGTTTGGAGGATTTGGAATTGCAACATATATGATTATAGTAAGTCCATAAATTTAAAATATAAAAATGTGTTATATATTATATATAACACATTTTTTATATTTTATTATATTAATGATAAACGATAATAATATTGTTTGTTCAATTTGTGATACAAATAATTATAGTAAAAACTTAAAATGTAAAACATGTTCAAAATCTATTTGTATAGAGTGTTGTTGTTGTTTACCTTCTAGAAAAACATCAATATTGAGTTTTGATGATATACATATTAAATATAAATGTCCTTATTGTAGAGATAATAATAGTTTTGATATAAATAATTTTGAGAAAGATGAATTACTAAAAATATACAAGAATAATTTAAAATCATATATAAAAGTTATAAATGATTTTAGTGTTTCTAGAAAAGAAAATAAAGAATTAGAAAATACAGTAAATAATTTAAAATCAATGAATCTAATAAATGAAAATCAAATAGATAAAATATCAAATTCTTTAAAACATGTTATTGAAATTAATAAATCAAATAGTCGTAGTTATGATTTAGTTATTGACAAATATAAAAATTTAATAATTAATAGATTTTAATCAATATCACTTATTTTATCATATTTATCATCAATATCACTATAATCATCTTTTGATTTGCAATTGTCATATGAATTTTCATTATGTATATCGGATAAGTTATTTTCAAAAATATCTTTGTCAATTAAATTTGTAGTATCAGTTTCATTTATAAATGTATTAGTATTAAGTAAATAATTTTCGAAAGTATCTTTATTATTTAAATTGGTTGTATGATAATTATTGTCTTTTATAAATGTATTATTAAGTAAATCGTTTTCTATAAAATCTCCATTATAAAAATCTGTTTTTTTTTGTATTTTATAATCGATATTAATATTATCATATTTATTAAAATCAATTATAATATCGTCTTGTGAATTTTTTTGAGTATCATAGCATATTGATAAAATTTTATTATAAAATAATTTACAAAATGTTTTTATCATTAACTATATTTAAGATATATATTTTTATATAATTATTTATTAACTTTAGGTTTAGTAGATTTTTTAACTTTAGGTTATCTTATTTTTTTTACTATTTTAGTTACTTTATTAATATTTTGTTTAGTTACTTTTATAACTTTTGATTTAGTAGATTTTTTAAGGTTAGGGTTAGTTACTTTTTTAACTTTAGGTTTAGTTACTTTATTAATTTTCGGTTTAGTTACTTTATTAATTTTTGGTTTAGTAGGTTTTTTAATTTTTTTACCACCATTAGTTCTTTGAAAAAACTTATTGCAAAAATTACGAAATTTATTTATCATTCCTATGTCTTTACAAAATAATCTTTCTTTTATTTTTATACTATATAATCTATAAAATAATTTATTAGCAGAAATGATAAATTCATTTATTTTTTTTCATTATCAATATAATAACATATAATAACACAATATAAATCATATAATATATCAATTAATAAATCATACTTTAGAGTTATATCATTATAATTCAATATTCTTGGTTTTTTGAGAATCATGTCATTATTCTCAAAAGTCCAATAATTGTAAATTTCAATATAATTATATGGTTTCGGATCTTTTATATTGTAATAATCTACAAAATAATTTTTTTAAAAGTTTTTAAATTTATCTAAATAAATAAGAGTGTCTTGATTAATTTTGTGATGGTAATCAAACCAATATCTTAAAACATTTTCTCTAATAAAATTGTTTTTTTGATATATATTCCTTTAATTCTGTTATTTTTTCGGTCAAGGCAAGGGGGATACCTAGGATCTGTTCATAGGCATTCATATATATTGATAAGTCACCATTTTGAACAAAATCATTAAAAACTTCTGTAAATTCTCTTACATTTGTAGGATATTCAAAATGACCCCGAATATTACTTCTTAATTTTTTCTTTAATTTTTCTTTAAATCTCAAAAATATTGGCATGAAATATTAATATTGCTTGTGAATATTTTGAATACCTTTTGTTTCCCCTTTACTATTTCCAAAAATTTCCTGCATATAACCTTGTGATGCCATATAATCAAAATAATCTATTAAATATAAATATAATTTAATATATATTAATTAAATAGGATAATGGGGAAAAATTATAAATTTTTATTAAAAAAACTAGTCTTTAATAAAGTTAGAAATATATATATTAAAATAAATTCCAAATCAAAAAAACAATATTTGAAATATAAAGGCAAGATGATTAATATAAAAAAATATAAAAAAATAAAAAATAAAAAAAAAACAAAAGATTTAAAAAACATGAATAATAAAATATATAGGAAAAAAAAAGGAGGTTACTATGAAAAATATAATTCATTAATACAAGAAAAATTAGAACCATTTATTGAAAAAATCAAATATTTACATAGATATCAAATAGTAGAAATACAAGAAGCATTTCTTGATATTTATATAAATATTAAAAATAGACATATAGATATCAAAGCATCTATAAATGAACATTTAGATTTTCTAACAACACTTCTAATATATTTTGAAGCTAATTTTTCAAATTTGAAAAATATAGAATATAAAAGTATTTTAATAAAAATAATGCAATTATTACAGACTATTGAAGAGGATGGAATTACAGGAATATATAGTTATAATTCTGTACCTAGTATAAATCCTTATGTTACCGCGGATCCTAGAAATTTTAAGACTATTTATGATGTAATTACTAATTTTAAAAATAAACATAAAAAAATAATATGGAATATTTTTGTAGTTAAATATGAAGTTAGTATTTCTAATATTACTATTTCTAATACACAAGTTAGTGGATTTATTAAATATATGATAAGTAAAAAAGGTTTATCTGATTATAAAAGTGATTATAGTGGCAATAAAAGTGATTATAGTGGCAATAAAAGTGATTATAGAAGCAATAATAAAATAAAAAATAGTAGATTTAAACCATATTAAATTATTTAAAAATAAAATATATATTAATAGTAATAAGATGCAAATTTTTGTTAAAACATTAACAGGAAAAACAATTACATTAGAAGTAGAAAGTAGTGATACAATTGATATGGTTAAAAGTAAAATTCAAGATAAAGAGGGTATTCCTCCAGATCAACAAAGATTAATTTTTGCAGGTAAACAACTCGAGGAAGGTAGAACATTAGCGGATTATAATATTCAAAAAGAATCAACTCTTCATTTAGTATTAAGATTAAGAGGTGGAAATTAATTTTTTTATATAAAAAAAGTAGTATTATATTATAAATGAATTTAACAAAAACACAAGAAAAAATATTTGATATTCATTTATATTATAAAACATATAAATTACCAATTATATATGGATTGATTTATGGGGGGTTATCTTCTTATTTTACATCATATGTACCATTAATACATACAGAAATAGTAAATATATTATTAGGAAATAATATAAATAATGATGAATTATATAAATATATATCATCATTTTTGTTATATAAAATATTAACAAATATGTTTTCAGGATTGAGAGGATATATGTTTACAAAATATATTAATTTAATATCTATAATGATAAAAAAAGATGTGATAAATAAATTAATAAATAATGACTTAGAATATTTTGTAAATAATGATAATTCAGAAATAATTCAATTAGTAGCACATGATGCAAAAAAAATGGCTGATTTATATTCATTAACAATGAATATGTCAATAAGAAATATAATACATTTTATAGTAATATCATATATATTAATAAATAAATCATTAAAATTATATATAATATGTTGTATGATATCATCAATCCAATATTTTATACAAAAAAAATATATAGATGAATATTATAATGATAGTGTAGATAAAACAAATAAAATTGAACAGAATGAAAAAAAAATAGTAAATGATTATGTAAATAAAGTAATAACATATCGTTCGTTAGGATTAGAAAATAAATTAAAAGATAAATTACATAATTTATATAATAATAATATAAATATTAAAAATGAAGAAGCAAAATATTATGGATTAATGATATTTTTATCAGATACAATAAATCATTCATTGATATTTATATTAATATTTAGTGGAATATATTTAAATATGTCTTATAGAATAATTTATGAATTTACTTTATATATTAATATAATATTAGGTATAATAAGAGAATTTATAACAGTAAAAAATGAATTTGTTAAAAATAAGTTGCCAATAGAAAAAGTAAATAATTTATTTGATAATATAAATAATGATAAAAACAAATGGGGGAACTTTATATATAATTATAAAGATAAATGTATAGGAAATATTAAAATTGATAATTTATCATTTTATTACAATAATGATATAAAAGTATTTGATAACATATCATTAAATATTAGTGAAAATAAAATAACAGGAATAAAAGGGGAATCTGGTATAGGTAAAAGTACTTTATTTAAATTAATTTTAGGATTATATAAACCAAATTCAGGAAAAATAACAATAGATAATATTAATTTAAACAATTTTGATAAATATTATTATTATAATGATATAATATCTTATGTAGGTCAAGAACCAGAATTATTAGAAGGAGATGTTTATAGTAATATAATTACAAATAGTAATTATGATAGAAATTTATATAATATAGTGTATAAACTAATAGAAAATATAAATTTGAATAATAATAATTTATCTGAAGGACAAAAACAAAGAATAGCAATTGCGAGAGCAATAATGAGAAAACCTAAAATATTATTATTAGACGAACCAACATCGGCTTTAGATAAAGATAATGAAGAATTATTAATGAAAATTATTAAAAGAATAATAGAAGCATATGATATAACAATAATAATTATATCACATAAAACATATACATTAAATAACTGTGATGATATAATAGATTTTGAAAAATTAATATATAAAAATAATTCATAATATAAAAAAATGATATAGATATAATTATAAATATATAATATAATGTTAAAAAAATATTTGATTATGGTTTATTTATTATCTAATGTTAATTGTTATTTAATAAATAGAATAATAATAAATAAGAAAAATGTTATAATAAAAGAAACATATAATGGAAAATTTGTAGAAAACTATAAATATTGTAATAAATATAATAAAAAAAATTTAAGATTAAAAGATTATAATTTATATTTTGATAAATAGGTTTCATTTACATATTTTTCAATATTATGATAATCGTCTATAGTCTTATAGAAATATTCATTTTCAGTTTCATCAATATATTCACCATATAATAAATTTTGGTAATTATCTTCTGTAATAGTATTATTGCATTTTTTTTTAATTATATTATTTTTACATCTAGATCTTTTCTTTGTACAATTTTTTTTAATTAAATTATTATCTAAATAGTGTTGTTTATTATTATGTATTTTATTATCATAATCTTTTAAAATTTTATTTTCTGGTTTGTGTATAATTACATTATAAATTACAAATATAATCATAATAATAATAGCAATCATAGATATTATATTAGTATTTGGTAAAATATCTTCATTTTTAGATATAACTATATTAATAGTGAAACAAAGAGTAATAAATATAATAAATAAAAGTACACATATATATACTAATTTAATACTTAACATATTATTTATCTAATTAAAAGATACATATAAAAATTATTTAAATATTAAATACTATTATAAAGTATGTTCGAAATGTTGAGTAAATACTATAAAATTAATGAGTTATATTTAACAAATAATTTTGAAGAAAAATGTAAAAAAAATTATAAAGAATTATATTTTGGAGCAACAAAATATTGTATTAAAAATAATAATTATTCTGCATCAAATGATGTAGAAAAAAAGGAAAATATTGTAAATTTTAAATAATATATTATTAAATTGTATCGTAAGTATATATTTTTTTATTACAACATAAACAAATAAATAATTCTTTTTTATTTTTATGATAATTATCATGAAAATCATCAAAACAATTTAAACATATTTCTTGATTATTTAAACATTCATTTAATTTAACTAATGTTCCAACATAATTATTACATAATTTACAAAAATTATTTTGAGATGGTTGCAAAGTTATTAATTCATTTTCAGTAAATAGTTTATTTTTAACAAGATATTCTTTTAAATTATTCATTTATTTTATATATATAAAATAGAATCATTTTTTATGTCAAATACTAATACTAATACAAATATTAATTATTATATATCATTTAATAATTACATCAATGTAAAAGATTATAAAATATTTTTAAGAAATATTTATAAAAATCTAGAATTTGATAAAAATATTTTTGAAATACCTATTTTTAAAAATAAGAATATGTGCAATTGCAATATAAATTCGTTAAGTAATATAAAACATTTAACTCGAGGAACAAATGAAATATATACAGCAAATATTAAAAAGACATGTATTAGTAATTCTACTTTTTTTAGTAATAAAGTTAGTAAAATTATATTAAAAGTTTGTAATGGATTTGGAGATGATGATAACGATGATGAATACGAATGTTTATATACAAATGAATTAATAACATCTATATTATATTCAAATTTAGTTATAAATAATATAACATCAAATTTACTTTTATTGTTTGGTT